GAGCATCGGTCAAGACCTTGATCTGCTCGACGTCGAGGCCAGTGCCTTGCACTTCGCCGGTCGACTGGAACTGAAAACCCCAACCACCCAGGCCAAAAAGGCCGCTGCCAAGAAGGCTGACTGAATATGGCTGAGGTTCTGAACTTCGAGCACAACGGCATTACCGTCAATGCCACCGAATCCCCTGAGGCCATGGGTGGCCTGGGTGACAACGTCATCGGTCTGGTCGGCACTGCGCCGAAAGCCGATCCGCTGATTCCGCGTAACGCACCGTTCCGCATCAACAGCTTCACCACCCATGCGCTGCTCGATCCGACCGGTTCGGAAGAGGGCACTCTGTACCACGCCGTCTACCAGATCCTCAAAGTGGTCAAGGTGCCGGTCTACGTGGTCATCGTCGAAGCGGGCGCGACACCGTCCGACACCGTTAACGCAGTGATTGGCGGCGTTGATCCGCTGACCGGTCGCAAGCTCGGTCTGGCTGCACTGGGCAGTGTTCCGGAAGACCTGACCATCATCGGCGCGCCGGGCTTTACCGGCACCAAAGCAGTGGCCAGCGAGTTCGCCTCGTTCGGCAAGCGCATCAAGGCCCGTGTGGTGCTGGACGGCAAGGACGCTTCGGTCGCCGATCAAGTGCTGTACAGCCAGGAACTCGGCGGCGCCGATCTCGGTTTCGACCGTTGCCTGGTGGTGCACAACATGCCGGCCGTGTACTCGAAAGCCGCGAAGAAAAACGTCTTCCTGTCGCCTTCCAGTCTGGCGATTGCCGCACTGGCCAAGGTCAAGCAGTGGGAGAGCCCGGGCAACCAGGTGACCTACGCCGAGGACGTGTCGCGAGTCGTCGAATACAACATCCTCGACACCTCCACCGAAGGCGATCTGCTCAACCGCTACGGCGTCAGCTACTACGCCCGCACCGTGCTCGGCGGCTTCTCGCTGCTGGGTAACCGCTCGATCACCGGCAAATTCATCAGCTACGTCGGCCTCGAAGATGCGATCAGCCGCAAGCTGGTCAAGGCCGGCCAGAAAGCCATGGCCAAGAACCTCACCAAGTCCTTCATGGATCAAGAGGTCAAGCGCATCAACGACTGGCTGCAAACCCTGGTCGCCGACGAAACCATCCCTGGCGGCAGCGTGTATCTGCACCCGGAACTGAACAGCGTCGAGAAGTACAAGAACGGCACCTGGTACGTGGTCATCGACTACGGCCGCTACGCGCCGAACGAACACATGGTTTACCAACTCAACGCCCGCGATGAAATCATCGAGCAGTTCCTGGAGGACGTTCTCTAATGTTTACCAACCGCGTAAGACAGGCCATCGCGGCCACTCTGCAAGGCCTGCCGTTGTCGGCGACCGTTGAAGAATTCACCCCGCCGAAAATCGATTTCGACATGGAAAACATGACGGGCGGACGCTTCATCGTTGAGGAAATGGCCAAGAGTGCCAAGCCGCTGAATGCTCAGATCAAGCTGCAGGGCACGGGCGCCGAAGTGTTGCTCGCCATGGGTGTGAAATTGGGCGATGACATTCTGCTGAACGTGCGTGAAGCCGGTCAGGATCAGGACGGAAACACCTGGTTCACCTATCACACCATCGGCGGCAAGCTCAAAACCATGGGGGAGGACGCCATCAAAATGGGTGGCAAAGCCCTGACGACGCTGGACTTCTCGTGCCGTACCTACAACCGCCTGGAAAACGGCATTCCGGTGATCGACATCGACGTGCGCACCCAGAAGTTCGTGCTCAACGGCGTCGACATCCTCGGTGATGCGCGTCGTGCGGTGCTGATGCCGTAACCCTCCCATCACCACAAAACCCTGTAGGAGTGAGCCTGCTCGCGATGAGGCCAGCACATTCAACATCAATGTGCCTGAAAGACCGCTATCGCGAGCAGGCTCACTCCTACAAGGGAATTGCTACACCCCTCAAGAATCACCAAGGAATTCATTCATGTCGTGGATGCCACCCCAGCATGACCTGCTGTCGCCGATCACCGGCGATGACGGTTCGCAGATCGAAACGATCCAGCTCAAGCCGCTGTTCTACGCCGCGCAAAAAGACGCGCTGGAGCGCGCCGGCGATGACGAAGACGATCAGTTCTTCGAACTGGCGCTGCTCGCCACCGGCCTCTCGGTCAAGGAACTCGACCAGCTCAAGCGCCCGGATTACGTGAGCATCGCCCAGTACGTGCACGAGATGTCGACACGCCCTGCGTCGTACTTTCTCGATCAGGTCGAAGACGCGGAAAAATCCGCCGATCCAGACCAGGTGCAGTTGCTGCAACCGCTCGCCGTGACCGGCCGCACCGTAACCTCGCTGTCGCTGGAAATGCCGGCACTGCGCGCGACCAAAGTGATGAAGAAACTGAAAACGGCCAAGGAACGCGCCGAGTTCATCACCGCCCATTGCACCGGCCTGATGATCCCCGATCTGGCCCTGATGACCGTCCCGGACTGGACGCAATTGCAGGTGCGCATCGACGATTTTTTAAACCAGCCGGCGGCCTACTTTCGGAACGCGACATCGAAGTAATCCTCGATATCGTCCCGCTCATTTACCCGGTAAGTGAAGCGGAGATTCTGGAATGGGACGCCGAAAAGGCGTTGCGCCGCTACGACATAGCGATCACTCGCCTTGGCGTGAAACAGGAGTAGAGCGGCATGGCAGAAACAAGGTATTCGCCAATGCTGGCCAGCGCGAACAGCAGCGTCGGGTTCAGCAACACTGGCTTGGCAGGTGAGAGGTCTGCATTCGATGTTATCGCCAATCCGCTGGCGGAGTTGAAGCTGGCGGTCTTGACCGCCAGTCAGGACATCCGGTTGTTGATCAAGGAGCAGATCAAGCTCCGGGAAGTCATGGTCGCGCTGCAATCGCTGTCGAAGGCCAGTTCGCCAACGTCGGCGCCAGTAAGTGCGCCGAAGTCAAAACTCACGGCCGAGATCGAACAGCGTCAGCCTCCCGCGTTTCTGCAGCCGACCATGGCGCTTCAAACGGCCATGGCCAGGCTAAAACAAGTGCGGGGCATGGACGGCGATCTCAAGAGCATGGAGATCGCCAACCTGGCAATGGCCAGCGAAAAAGCGGTGGCGGGCAGTGGTGCGACCGCGGTTAGCCTGGCCGAGGTCGAATATGCCGCGGGCAAATCCGGGGTAGGCGCCAATCTCACTGGCGACGCAAAGGAAAAGGAACTGCTGGATTTCGGCCGTGATGCCGCCACGAACGCGACAGCGTTTGGCATTGAGCTGAAAGCTGCTGGAGAAATGCTGACGGTCTGGAGAACCTCGCTCAAGCTTGATCGCGCGCAGGCTCAAAGCTTGGCCGACGCCAGTATTCATCTCGGGAAGAATTCGCTGAAAGCGACCGCAGCCGACATCAGCTCGGTGGTACAGAGTTCTGGCGAAACAGGAGTCGCGGCGGGTATTGCACCTGAGCAACTGGCTGCTCTTGCGGCCGCTTTGCTCAACGCAGATGTGAACACGTCTGGCGCCGCTACATCGGTGAAAAGCATCAGCGCTGCGCTGGCCAAAGGTACCAAAGGCTCTGTCGCCGAGCGTGCCGCTTGGGCAACACTTGGACTCCAGCCGGACAAGCTCACCGAGAATGTGCCGCAAACCGTTTTCAAAGCACTCGAGGCTCTTAAACAAAAGCCTGCGAGCGAACAATCGGCACTGATCAAGACGTTGTTCAACGGTGATGAAGGCGTCAGCAAACTGCTGGAGAAACCGCAGGATGTCGAAAAGACATTTGCGTTGCTGACCGCGAGAAAACCGCTTGATCCACAGACCGAGTTGCTGAAGACGTTGTCGACCGGCAGCGACGGTTTGCATCAGTTGATGGCGAAACCTGCTGATACGCCGGTCTCGCCGGTTCCCCTTCAAGGACCGACCCAAAGCATCGAGCCGCAGTACAAAGGTGCGGTGCAAAGGTCAGCCGATCCGGCAGGCGGGAGTCCTCAGCAGAGCTGGAATGCTTTGGAGGCCAGTAGAAATCGTTTGGCGACAGCGGTAGCTCCGGATGCACAAACGCTGGACTCGCTTACCAATACATTGAACTGGGCGGCGGAAAAAGCCGAGGCAAACCCGAAAGTCGCCACGTCTCTGACTATTGCGGCGGCGGGGATTACGGCGTTTGTGGGGGCATTGCTGGCAAAGGCCGCCGATAATTTCGTTGGCAAGCTTGTGAAGGGTATCGCAACGAAACTGCCGAAGGGACTTGGCAAATGGATTGCGGATATCGATGTTGCCGGCGATAGCGGTCAACCCGTTGAGAACTCGACTTTTGATGAGCCAGATCCGAAAAAGCCTGCCCAGAGAAAGCGTGGAGGCCTGAAACCACGCAGGGTGAGCCTCGGTTCTTTGACCCAACGAAAGAGCCATCAACCATTGATAAGCTCCGGCAGCTCTGCAGCTCGCAATCCTCTCATTCGCCAGACCTCAGCGTGGCCGGCAAGCATGACGGCATTCGCCGGCTCATCGAGCGCCAGCCCAATGCACGCCGCGCCGCTGTCCGGCTCCTACGCCAAGGCCGGCGCGCTGCTGGCCAAAAAAGCGCCGCCGCTGCGCCTGCTCAGCGCAGGTTATGAACTGGTCAATGGTGTGAGGCACGGGGACACGCGTTCAGTGGTGTCATCCGGTGCTTCGTTGGCCGGGTCTTCAGCGGGCGCCGCTGTCGGTGCCGCGCTTGGCACGTTGATTCTGCCTGGCGTGGGCACTGCAATTGGCGGGTGGCTCGGAAGCATGGCGGGGGGAGCCATCGGTGAGTCGCTGGGCGACAAGCTGGGGACCCAAGTCGATCGTCTTGGCGCGCCTGCTCAGGTCAGCAAGGATCTGATCACGACCTCGGCGACCTCGGCGATCCCAGCCACCACAGCCGCCAGCCAGCCTGTCACGTTCAACTCAACAATACAGATCAATGGCCAGGATCTGGCCAGCGCCCAGGCGCTCGCCAATCTGGTGGTCCAAACAACCATGGGGCAGTTGGGTCAAATCATGCCAACCAACCCCCTCGCCACCCGCCGTGACGCAGCCCTGACCGATGGAGTCGCCTGATGAAACAACAAATGGCACTGGGCAATTTCATCTTCGGCCTCTCGCGTCAATTTGCGTACCACCAGTTGTTGCGCAAGTCCGATGGCGGCTGGAGCGAAATACAGATCCTCACCAGCAAACCGAAATCCAGCCAGACCGGCCAGAAGTCGGAAACTCTGACCATCACCGGCAGGTCGATGTACGCCGTGGCCATGGATCGGCTCGATGAACTGCGCGCCTTGCAGGCACTGCGCATACCGCTGCCATTGATTGACGGCATTGGTCGCAACTGGGGTCTTTGGCGGATCAACAACGTTCAGGAAACCCAGACCCAGATCATCGATGACGGTACGGCGATGGTGGTCGATTGGGTCATCGAATTGGCGGAGTTCAACAATGCGTAAGGTTCGAAGCGTGGCCGGTGATTCGGTGAATTTGCTGCTCTACCGCGAAACCGGGCGCAGCGACG